CCAGATGAGGGGATCGATACCGGGCCAATTGTCATTCAGCGCGAGGTCGCCATACCCGAGGGGATATCACGTGGCAGATTGTACTATGGGACGCTCGTACCGCTGGGTATTGAACTATTGCAGGAGGTATTGCCAACACTTGCGCGTGGGGTTGTGCCGAGCACGCCACAGGATGAGAGCACAGCAACATATGAACCACCCCGTCCAATCTATATGGAAATTGACGCGACAAAGTGGCTACCGGAGGTCGGGCGTGATTGAACGTGTCGAGGAGGTGGTACATGTCTGAAATTGACAAATTGACACCACAACGCACGCGTAGACGCGGGCAGCGCATGACACCAGAAGAACGGAAAATCGCACAAGAAGCATTCATCAAAGCTCTGGGCAATACCGCAAACGTTCGCGCCGCATGCTTGCAATCTGGTATCAGTCATTCGATTGTTTACCAATGGCAAGAGCACGATACCGAATTTGCAATCCGGTTCAAGCAAGCCAATACTGATGCAAACTGGTTGCTCTTTGGTGAGGCATGGCGCAGGGCCTTACAAGGTGAAGAGGAAATCGTGATAAGTATGGGACGGATCGTCTACAAAGAAGTTCCTGTACTTGATAATCGTGGTCAGCCTACCTATGATGGCAAAGGGAAGCCCATCATGCGAAGTACAGGGGAACCTCTAACCAAACGGGTAAAGTCTGATAGGATGCTTGAACTTTTATTGAAAGCACGCTTACCAGAATTTAGAGACAAGCAACATGTCGATCATAGTGGAAGTATTGATATGACGGGTGTACAAGAAGCTCTGTTCGCGAAGTTATCCAGCGCGGTAAGGATGCAAGATGGCACAAGCCAAGACCCCAAAACAGAATAGTATTCTCTCGTATGAAGACGCTCGTGTGTTCTCACGGCTTCCCGTCGAGAAGAAGATGGAGTTCGTAAAGACGCTCACTGATGCTGAGGCGTTGCAACTCAAGCATCTGTGGGAAGCATGGGCACGTGATAATCAGTTGTCGCCGCTAGGACGGTGGACGGTCTGGTTAAATATGGGTGGTCGTGGCTCAGGGAAAACGCGTGCGGGGGCAGAATGGGTGCGCAAGAAGAAGGAGACAACCCCATTTTTGCACCTCATTGGACGTACGGCAGCCGATGTACGCGATGTGATGGTTGAGGGCGAAAGTGGCATTATGGCTATCTCTCCACCGTGGGACAAGCCAGAGTATCAGCGCAGTAAACGCCGATTGGTTTGGAAAAACGGGGCACAAGCCATCACTTTTTCAGCCGATGAGCCTGAAAGTTTGCGCGGTCCGCAATGCGGTGGAATGTGGTGCGATGAGCCGGGGGCTTGGCGCTTCGCGACGGAAGCCTGGGACAACGCTTCACTTGGTTGTCGCCTTGGTATGAGTCCACAGTCATGTTTGACAACGACGCCCCGTGTTACCAAACTCATTAAGCGATTAGTCGCTTCATCTACAACGAAGGTCAGTCGTAGTACGGTCTATGAGAATCGGGCGAACCTTGCAGGTGAGTTCTTCACAGAGATTGTCAGCCGCTATGAGGGTACGCGTTTTGCGCGACAAGAGCTTGAGGGCTTATTGATTGAAGATAACGAAGATGCACTCTGGCATCGCGAATCTATGCTTGAAGCCTTTCGCGTCACGCATGCCCCTGATCTTGTGCGCATCGTCGTAGGGGTAGACCCCGCAACAACAAGTGAGGAGGGGTCGGCAGAAACGGGTATTATCGTCGCTGGCATGGCGGAGAACGGTCACGGTTATGTATTGGATGACCGTTCTGTCCATGGCTCACCTAAAGAATGGGCTGAAGGAGCGGTAGCCGCCTATTACACCTTCTTCAGTGATCGGATTGTGGGCGAGTCCAATAATGGCGGAGATCTGGTAGAACGTAACATCAGGACCGTGGACGGGGGAGAGAATGTGTCCTACAGAAAGGTGAACGCGAGCCGTGGAAAATTCATTCGTGCTGAGCCAATCGCCTCTCTCTATGAACAGGGACGTATTCATCATGTAGGGACATTCCCCGAACTGGAAGATCAGATGTGCCAGTGGACTCCGGGTGAGAAGTCGCCAGATCGCTTGGACGCATTGGTATGGGCGTTTACCGAACTTGATTTGAATGGTGGGACTATTCCCTACGCTATCGCATCGTCGCAACCTACACCGCATCTTCCTCCATCCTATGAACCAAGTGAGAATGAGATGGAGAAAGAAGAGCGCGAGAGGTTAGCACAGCGGCAAGTCTCGCTTTCACGTTTTCTGCAAGATATTGGGAGGTTCGGACGATGAGTAACGAAGAACAAGAGCGCATTGAAACCCACGGCAATCAACGCATCAAATTCACCGGATCTCGCATTGTGGCTGTCGAGCAGACATGCTTTCACTGCCATCAAAAATACTGGCAACCGGTTGTACCGTTCTCGCTTAGTGCTTCACAAATGAGCACAGCACATCAGTGCTCACCTGACAGGCCTGCCGGGGCGTCAGTCATTAATAAATACGGTTAGGAGTCGTCGATGGGGAAACGCTACCGGAATCAACGCAAAGGAAAGTCTGTCTCTCCGTATGAGTGGGATAGGCTGGTGGAGGATGCCACGTTGCGCGATGCCTATACCACCTTTGCCAAAGAAGTGCAACTTTCGCAACGGATCGCAGAAGAACGTGCGCGTCAGACGGGCCTCCCTGTGGAATCTGTGCTCGACTTGCGCAATGCCGGACGTGTCCTCGATCAGTATCCTCAGATCGTGCGCTATCTCGATGGTCTGCGTAATCGTGAGGCGTTGCGTGAAGAGGCATTGGAACGCCCTGATCTCGTGCGAGCTAATCCGACAGGCAGTGTGCGCGGTGATTCGAGCGGGCTTCTTGGCGGCTGGTCTGGTTCTGGCGTGGGCAAGAATAACCCGATTGGGGTCCACAATGTCCGCCAGTTGCGGGATTGGGCGGACCATGACCCGATGGTCTCAGCAGCTCGATCATTTTTGTGCGGGAAGGTTGCGCGTGCCGATATCGCTATTCTGCCACTCGATGAGCGTAAACCCTATAACCGTAAGACGATGAAGGATATCCAACTCCTCTTTGATCAGCCCAATGAGTTACGCGATAACTGGCCGATGCTGCTCTATATGGCGACGAACGACTTTCTCACGATTGGGCAGGGCGCGATCACCAAGAATATGACGCTCAAATCTCGCCAGCCAATGGCGCTCTATGCTGAGGATGCAGCCAATATCAAGATTTATCCTGCCTGGAGTGGCAATCCTGACGAGCCTCGTTATTTGTTCGAGGAAGGCAGTTATGGACTACTCTCCAAGAAGAAGCCACTTCGCAACGATGAATGCATCCTGATGTTCTGCAATCCTGCAACGTACCGCTTTGGACTCGGGCATGTGCAGGTGCTGGCGGATACTATTGAAGCCGACTTACGCGCCACGGCAACCGCGCTACGCATGGTAGAGCAAAAGCCACCTGGAAGTGTGGTAAGCCTGCCCGGATGGTCACAACAGGCTATCTCGAAATTGCGCTCCGATTATGAGACAGAGATTGCCGGACGACGCGAATTGTTGTTTCTCGGTGGGAACAATCCAGCCAGTGTGTTCCCGTTGGTGTTCTCGCCACGTGATAATCAGTTCCTGGAGTATCGCGACTACCTGCTACGTATTATCTGCGTCGTGTTTGGGCTATCGACGATCGATCTCAATCTCACGCAGGATGTCAATCGTGCGACAGCTCAGGCGCAACAGGAAGTGTCTGACAGTAAAGGTTTCATCCCGCTGTTGCTGACAGAGGAGATGTATCTCAATACGGAACTTCTGTCAGACTTCGCCCCGAAGTTACCCAATGGGCGATACGATCTGAACGCACTGAATTTACGCGTTATGTTTCCTGAGGTCAGTGAAGCCGAGCGCATGCTGCATGCAGGCAAGATGATTGCATTAGCGAAGGATGGACTGGCAGGACTCCCATCGTTTACTTTAAATCAGATCCTCATGATGCGAGGTGAGGAACCAGTTCCTGGAGGCAATAGCTACTGGGTTATGACGAACAATGGCCCGATGCCCTGGCTCTCTTATGACGGTGACTATGGAGATCGGAGTAACCCCATTCCTGCTAGCGAGGAACTCGGCGCTCAGGACGTAGCGGGCGGCCCTGCATCTGATGATACGTCTGATGATGACGTTGGTGGGAATAGTGAAGGTGAGGAAGTGCCAGCAGGGACACAGGACACAGCAGATGGAACTGCTGTGAGCGGAGACACGAATCCAGCAACCGGGGCGGATACGGCAGAGAAGCGGTACAAATCAGCAACACAGCCCAAAGAGGAAACGGTGGAAGAAGAACATACGGGAATAATGGTCGCTTTCTTCCTCGACAAGAAGACCGCGAAGACGCTTGCTCTGCCTGACGGCGAACCGTCTGAAGACTTGCATGTGACGCTGGCTTTCTTAGGAGATAAAAGCGAGTACAATGGGAATTTTGACAAGCTCAAGAAGGCTTTAGCGGACTTCGCGTCTGAGGCTAACACACTCAAGGGTAATATCTCAGGTCTGGCGCGTTTTGCGTCGTCTGACTCCTCTGACGGACAAGATCCCGTTGTTGCGCTGGTGAATGTGCCGGGTCTTCAGAAGTGGCGCGATGCATTGGTGCAATGTATCGAGGGTGCGGGTTATCATGTTGCCAACGATTTTGAGTATACGCCTCATTGCACTTTGGCTTATGTCAATGCTGATGATCCCATGCCAGTCGAAAGCGTTCCTGATGTGCCACTCGTCTTTGATCGGCTCTGGCTTGCCATTGGCGACGATCGATCAAGTTTCAAGATCGGAGAAGGGCAGACAATGAGTAAGGGGCAGACTCGCAAGGAAGTGGCTCGCCCTGTGTATGTCCCTCAGCAAGATACTCGTCGTCCTGGGAAGCATTGGTCGCCTACACTTACCCGTGACACGTCATCAGGTAAGCGCCCTATTCCTCCTCACCTTGTCGCCATGACGCACAAGACGCACGAGCAAGTGCAAGCTGAACTGGTCTTGCAGGCCGCTGTGAAGCGTGTCTTTGAGGATGCTGAGCGCAGGGGGAATGAAACGATAAGGAGCAATGCCACATGATCGATGCTGCAATCATTGCTGCTGCCTATGCGCTCTCGCAACGAGATAAGAAAAAACTTGCGGACGCGCTCAAGTTGGCATATCTGCTTGCGCTATGGGGCGCTTACAAGCGATCTGCGAAGAATGCGGGTGTATCTCCGTCACACCAATCTGACGCTGAAGAAGAACGCCTGGCAGAGATAATTGCAGAGCAGGACGCTGCAAGTATTGCAGACACCTATGGTGATGACCTTCAGCGTGCGATAAAAGTCTTCTTGGCTGCATGGTTTTCGGCGCATGGCTCTTACGATGGCGTGGGACCGCACTTAGCGACGATGTTGACTGCATGGTGTGATGCTCGTGCTGATTGGAAAGCGGAGCAGATTACCCGCGGTACGATCGGGCGTGGCTTATCCGCTGGGACCGCTGCTTTTGTGAACGGATTCTTGAATGGGGAGATCTCTGATACGTCAGGCATGGGAACGAGAGGGCTCTATGTCGCGGTCGTACCTCCAGTGAGTAGCACCGACGAATGCGAATCTTACGCAGGTTTTATGTGGCCGATTGACAAGTATCCGGGGTTGGGAAAGTTCCCATCACACATAAATTGTATTCATTTTGAGATTGTACTGAGGCATTGATGGCGAAAGTAGATTTAGAAGAGAACCGACTGGGAAGGTTAGAGCAATCTGAAGGTGGCTTAGAGTTCTGGTGCCATTCCTGTAAAGCCCCTCTGTTCATATCCTGGGGGGAACTTGACCAATTGCGGGCTGAAGGCGCGGATCGTCGGGTCCTCTGTCGTTGTAGGCGCTGGATTGGCAATATCAATGCACGCTCTCGTATTTCATTAGCATCTGTACTATAATCGAGTCAATAACCTTGTGCCCGGTGGCTGTATGCCCGGTGGTCGTTCTTCTAAGAAAGGACGGCCTTTTCTATGACAACTAGGGCAAAACCTCTTGTTTCTTCTGCGTTGCTCGCTCGTGGCTTTGGCGGACGTGGAACAGACTTCGAAATCTATACTGCTGCTGCCGTAGCCGATGAGACGACAGAACTTCCTATCGTGCGCATGGTGGGTAGTTCCACTGTCAAAGACCTGCAAGGTGATATTATGACACTCACTGCGTTGCAGGACATGGCGAACGGCAATCCAGATCTCACGATTTTTTTGAATCATTCTTACAACGTGCCTGATGACGTCTATGGCAAACTCTATAGTAAGCCTGAGATACGCATGGCTGGGAACATTGCCGATTTACATCTTGCTGCTGTTGCTGATCTTTCACGTGATGAGCCAGACCGCTATCCTCATTCGAAGGCGTATGATACCTACACGCAGATCAAAAAGGGCAAAATCAGATTAGGTAGCTCTGTCGGGTGCCAGGTAACGCAATACCAGTTCTTGGACCCCGATGACTTTTTCAGCGGTCTCCTGATTGAACATGTAGTCTGGGTAGAGCACAGCATAGTTGGGGTGCCAGCATCACAAAGAGCATGGGTAGAACAAGCGGTAAAAGGGTTATTCGAACGCTCGCTTGTAGAAGGTGATGCTGATAAAGCTCGTCAACTCGCCCCCGCCATGAAATCCTTGTGGAATGGTCCCTACGACACCATCTTGCGCGAGATCGAGAGTGATGGCCTGCGTCGTGACCTTGCTCGTACCAAGGCGCGTGGCACTGGTCCACAGCGTATCCTGTTCGACTTCACGCAGAACGGTTTTGTTCTCGCTGGTCCGAAGAATGTCAAGAAGAGCCTGTCACTGGAAGACGTTGATGGATTGCTGGAGCAGACGGGTGAAGTGCTCTCGACGTCCGATGTAGACGAAGATGATCTCGACAGTACGAAATCCGCCTCCGGCAAAACTTCATGGCCGCTCATGGACATCGGAACGGAATGGACGGGTAGCAAAGCAGAGAAGCAGATCTTCGACTGTGCACGCAACGATCAGGACGAGATTGTTGCCAGCAAAGCGCGACAGTGCTTCTTGTGGTATGACCCGGACAATAGCGATAAGCAGAGTGGATATAAGATGCCCTTCTGCTATGTCAGTGATGGCTCGCCAAAGATTGTGCCGTTGGGGGTGAGAGCTTGTGCGAACGTTCTCGCAGGCGGAATGGGCGGCGGCAATTTTGGTGGCGATGATGGCGCAATGAAGTCCAAAGTTAAAACCATGTATGGGCGCATCAACAGCGAGTTTCACCCTGACCCTGAGTGGGTTGTGCCGTGGGAGAAGGATGAAAAGAGCGAGAAAGCTGTTGAGAATGATTATGTGCTCATCGCGAATGCTCTGTACGGCTATGGGGAAGATGGTTCGTTCCTGGTTCTGACGCAAGAGGCTACTGTTCAGAAAGAGATTGCCGACAGCGAGAGTGACGCCGCTCTGAACCGTCAGGATCTGGGTGAGGTCGCAGTCAGCGACGATGGTACACATGAGGCTATGACAGGCACCCACAGCCATGCTCATACAGACGGTCAGGGCGGATCTCACAATCATTCTCACTCTCACGACAACAATGCGAATCACGGTCATGCCCACGCAGAGAAGCATCATCATCCTCATACGCAAAAAGCCAATGTTGAAGGAGATGGGAATGGCAATCACGAGCCGTTTACCGGTACGCATACCCACGCTCACAAGGCGTATGGCTCACAGGGAGGGGACGAGACCCATACCCACGAACATAGCCACGATGGGGACTCCAATCATGGGCACTCTCATGCAGAGAAGCAGGCAGAGCCTCCTGTCCAGAAAGCGATTGAGCAGGATGGAGATGGGGGTCATGAGCATGCGCATAGTGAGGCAAAGTCCTTGTCATTGCCCACACCTGAGCAGGCGGCTTTGCTTGGTGTCTACAACAGCATTGGCAAACAGTTAGGCTTCCCTGATCATACTCTGACAACCAAGTGTGACCTCGTACCAAGCCAGAGTGACGCAACGGTCGTACGTACGATGCTCTCAGCGCTTGATGATGTCTCCGACGCCATGATCACGATGGCGCAACGCAACGACTATTATGTCGATTCGTTGATGCAAATGATGGGCGTGCCCGATGTGAATGATACGGATAGCGCCAATAGCGATACTGGTGAAAGCACTGCTGTCATGTCTCTGCTCTCCAGCCTGCATCCTGGCACCGTCAAAGACGGGCGTGAGATTTCCGGTAAGAATCGTTCACGTCTGCAAATCATTCACGACGCTGTTGTTGAGATGCATCCCGATGCGTGCAAAGGCGTGACAGGGGACGGTACCAGTCACCAGGACGGAAGTATGACTGTTGCGGATGCGCAGGAGGAAGCGCGCCAGATGGGACAAGGCGATAGCTACGACAATCTCTCCTCTCTCATGGCTGAGACAGTGAAGTCGGTATTGCTGAAATCGTTCGAAGGCTTGGACGCAAAACCACTGGTTGAGGCAAGTATCCAGAAAGCCGTCAATGCTGCGATGACCGGCGCACGGGCGAACCTTGATCTGTTGCAACGAGAACAAATGATACTCATGCAACAGGTAGGCAAACTTGCCAATATGCCACTTGGACGCCCAACGAACTTACAGCGCAGTGTGACGCCAGCATCATCGTACGCATTGGATAATACCGCTAGTTACGAAGAAATGCTTGGCGTGGCAGGGATCGAAGCACCGAAACAGCAGACGTTGCAAGAAGCGTTAGCACAGACGAGTATTGTGGATGTGCCCATTGTGCGCAACGGTTCGGAGATACACACAATGTATCGCAGATGGCCCGCTGGCGTTGGTGGTGCCGTTGGTGAGGGTGTACGTCCACCTCTGACGTCATCCCAGAAAACGCTCATGCACTACTTGGATTGGAGTACGTACAACTCAGGCGGGACCGTAGACGTACCGCTTATTGATGATCCTGCTGAACGAATGTAGCCCGCTTGCATTTCGATGCATTGCTATGTTATAGTAGCAATAAGACAAGTCCTGCTCTTAGGTGTATCCTGGGAGCAGGCATACCACCAGTGTTACCCCCATTGTGCAGCTCTGCGCACTGACGGATGCTTTGGCTATGATCTAGCTAAGCTACCCTCCTCGTGAGCCACGGCAACGGATAGTTGATGTGAGGCTCATTTTTTATGTCTCTACAAATCAAAGGTACTCTTCACCCGCATGATCCGCAGTGGCGGGCGAAACGGCAGCACCTGATCCATAAAGAATTGCTTACCATGAGTCCGCGCCAGATTAATGAGGCGTTCTTGACTACCGTCTCCAAACCACTTTCCGCTGAAGAGCGTGCTGAAGCACAGGAGACGACCAAGAGCGTGCTCGGCGGGATGTTCGATACACCCCATCTAATGGATGCACTCGCGCGTAAGAGTATTCTCGACTCGACAGGTAGCGGTACTTCGGGCGGGAGTGTACTTATCAGGCAAGACCTGGAACCCTTCTTATACAGTCTATACGTGCAACAGTTCCCAGCATGGGAGAGAATACAACATGGTCAGGCAAACGGTTTAGTACATGCATATAACCAAATGACGGCTCCTGACGGTAATTCTCTTGGATCTTCCGCCATCTCGGAACTCGGCACGGTCTCCTACAATCAAACCTCATTTTCGCGTCAAACTGCTAACATTGCCGTTCTTGCAACCGGACGTGGTGTGTCGTTTAAGGAGCAAGCGGCTGTGATGGCAGGCGGAGCGCCTTACAACCCACTCGCGACAGAGCTAGCAAACGGAATGGTTGTGCTTGCTCGTGATATTCAGTACTTCATGTTTGCGGGTAACAGTAGCTACAGCAGTGGTACCGGTACCAGTGAGGCGGGCAACTACCTCGTCAATGGCTACGACGGCTTGCGCATGATTACTGGCTCTGTTTCTGGCACCAATTATTCTGGCAACAATGCGCTTCAGGCTGACCAGGGCACGCTCAATCAGCATCAGTCGATCAAATTCGTGGCATCCAAGATTGCCGATAATGGCGGTTTTCCCGATCTGGTGCTAGAAAGCATGAGCGCGAAAGAATCGCTGGACACTGAACTCGGTGACAAGCGCTGGTACACCGACAATACGACGGAGGTCGTCGCTGGCGTGACCGTGAACCGCATTCAGGCGGCGGCTGGCATGCTGGATATTCTGCCAGCGCCGGGTACGACGATCGGTACCTATACCAGTCCGACCACATCGCAGACCGTTGAGGACATTTACGTGCTCGACTCTTCGAAAGTGTGGTTGCGCTGGTTGTACGCCGACAACTTTACGGTGCTCGAAATACCAAGCGGAGTCGATAGTGTTCTTTCATCCCGTTATATCGTGTTTTGCATGTACGGGATGGAAGTCGCGGCTCCCCTATACACGGGGAAAGTCAGGCGTGTAGCAAGCTGAACCTGATAGCAGTAAGCATGTTAGGGGGAGGATGAAATGTTCTCCCTCTATTCTGGAAAGTCAAATGATGAGTAACGCAACCATAGATAAGCCCAAAGAGGCACCAAAGACGCCTACATTCGACGACGATGATTTGTGTGCCGTGCTTCATCGCAATTGGCATGCTTTTGATCAGAAGACACGTCAGCCTTATGTCCGCGATGATCAGGAAACGTACATGGATCGCATCACCTTCGTCGGTGGTGTCGCTCGCAATGTTCCGTATCTGCAAGCGAAACAGTGGGTCAAGCTTGGTATGATTTCGGCGTCCCACATTTTCCCGAACAATGCGCAGGCTGATGAGTTCGCGAAAGCGACGGGGCGCGACATGATGGCTCCGCAAACGCTCGCTTCTGCTGTTGCCGCGCTTTCGCCAGAGAAGGCCGCCGCCATCTTGGGCGAAGAGGGAGCAAAACAGTTCGCGAAGAGTCTGCTGCAACTGATCAGCAGCAATGAGAAATCGCGTCAGGAATAATCCACTCCTTTTCGGGTTGGTGGTTGGTATAAAGGAGAATAATTCATGGCAGTTTTATCACGCATCCTGGGGAGTCGGCAGGATATCCCCTTCATAGAAGGGTCAAACTTCGCAGCAGCGAGCGCGACTACCGACTATGAGCATCCTGTGCTCATTATCCCGAATATCACGGTTGGCGCATCATCGGGTTCCGCCTCCATGTATCCCACCAATGATATTTATATTCGCTATCTCGCTCTTACCCCAGAGGCGGCAATCACAGGGGCGGCGACCAATAACTGCATCCTCGGTTTTCGCCAGTATCGGGCAGGGTCGCCTCTTAACCTTATTAATACGCAGAACACGGCTTCGATTACCGCAGGTGCCCGTGCTGTTACGCCTGTAACGGGCACGCTCATGAAAAATATCCAGGTGGGAACAATTCTGCACGTTGCGGCAGGGGGTGGTACTGCTGAGGATGTGATTGTGACCGCTGTGAGCTATGCGGCAGGAACGTTTACGGCAACATTCGCATTCAGCCACAATGCGAATACAGCTATCACGGGAACCTATCTCGCGTCCGTCTGGTATAACGCTGGCACTGTCACGGAGACAGCTTACACGACGCACCAACTCACCCCGATTGCGAATCAATTCTTGCCGGGTGATGTGCTGACGTTCCAGCATATCCATTATGGCACTGGACTTTCTGGTGGTCCGCCCGCGCTTTCGGTGTTCGCTGAGTACGTATCTCTGGCTGGAAGTTTGCCGAAAAGCTAAAGGGGTAAGGGTATGCCGTATATTCGCGTAGGTGAGCTAACACAGCCCATTGGTCAATACAGTGTGGCCCATATCACGGCATCGGGCACGCAGATCCCGGTTGGTATTGCCATCAACACGACGACCTCAACGAGCATTGCCGCTGGTTCTGCCACGGTCACGCCTGTCTCAATGAGTAATATCATTCGCGGGAAACGATTAAATATCGTCAATGGTTCAAACTGGGAAAATGTCACTGTAACGGCTATCACGGGTACCACTTTCACGGCTGTGTTCACTGGTACCTACAGCGGTACGACGAACATCTACTCGGTGGATGGGGCGTGGCTCGGACCACTGATCGTGGGCAGTCCTGGCACGACGAATACTATCACGCTCTATAACGGTTTGCCCGGTATGTTGCCAGTTGCAGGCACGGCAATTGCGGTGATTACTCCGTCGTCGTCCATCGGTAGTTATGGCTTTGCCACTGAGTGTGACAAAGGATTGTTCTATACTACCGCTGCATCCTGTGATCTCTCGCTTCACTATCTGGATCATCCACCAGTGGTCACAAGATAAGGAGAGAGTCATGCCGAAGTACCTGACCACACAGCAGTTCAAAAATCAGTCATCCTATCCAGTGAGCGCTGATCCTACGCTCACTGATATGGTGCTCGCTAACACCATTGCGCGAGCTGAGGCAGAGGTGGATAGCTTTATGCAATTCGACCTCAGGTTGGGTGGTTTCGAACCGCATACCGGTTGGGTACAGCAGCAATGGGATGCAAAACGCCTGCGTGTGCGCATCCCCAATTTTCCAGTGCCGGTACGTCAGGCACTGCGCTATCAGATTCAGGTGAGCAATCTCACCACAAGTGGCGCGGGCTTCATGGCGACGATCAATCCAAATGATATCGCCTATAACGTGTTCGACTTCTACGTAGAGATTGTGCCACTACAGAGCATCACCTATAGCCTTGCGCCAGTACTGGTGCAACTGGGGCTCCGACCACCAATCGTACAGTGGGATTTTGAGGCAGGCTTCTATCTGGCAAGTATGGGAGAGCGGATCATCAATAGTGGGGATAATCAGACCTACTATGCTCTGCGCGGATTTTGGGCAACCTCATACACGCAGGCGCTTTCCATTCAACCGATGACGCTCCCGCCAACGGTGCCAGTGGTCTATGTCAACGGTGCCGTTGCTGATGATTCAACCTATACGCTGGATATGGTAGAGGGAAGCGTGAAATTTGGGTCAGCAAGGTCAACAACGGACGTGGTAGCGCTGGATTACACCTATACCATTCCTGATGCTGTACGCACTGCCACGATCGCTCAGGCAACATGGATTCTTGGGCAGCGAGCGCTCGCGTATCGCGACATGATAGGGCTAGAGCGAATAACTGTAGGCAAGGTGACATTGATGCGTGCGCATTATGATGAGACATCTTCTTTCTTGTGTGAGGAAGCACGACTTGCTTTACAGGCGTATCAGTCGGTACCAGTAGCATAGGAGCAGGCGATGAGCAAATACATTTATGTCAATGTTCAGCGGGTTAATGGTTCAATGCCTGTTCTTAGCGGTATTCGCATGCAGCTTGACAATATAGATCTTTCAGAAGAACTCTACTATGAGGGGGTCGCTCCTGTAGAACGGTTTGCTGCTTATGCATTTGGCATATACGACATACGGCAGACTGATATTCTGATGGATACGACAAATATTGATCCTGTTACAAATACTAATTATCGATACCGTGTGATTTCAATACCGGAATCCTTCTTTTTTCATACAGAGATGACCCTGGATCTGCTGAGAGGTAGCATGTGATGTCTGAGTCTGAGTTAGTCCTGGCCTGGATAGAAAGCACGCTCACCGCAGATGCAACGCTGCAAGGACTTGCACCTGGTGGCGTGTTTCAGACGTTTGCGCTGCCGGGAACAACGACGCCATACACGCTCGTGAAGTATCTCCCTAACAGTTCTTCTGATGTTCTGAAGTTCGGAGGGATAGCCTATAGCGATATGCGCTTTCAGGTCACAGTGGTTGGCCCTATCGCTTCACAGCAGACGATAGCGGATGCAGCGAAGCGGGCTAACGATCTGCTGACTGTCACTGAGCAAACGACGGTTACCGGTGGCACGCTTATCTCGAGTATTCGTAGTCAGCCAATCAGTGATGACGAATATGTAGACAGCGCCAAGTACCACCTGTCGGGCGGTGAATACCACATCAGGGCGAAGAGTGATTAGGAGAGCATCAATGGTTGCACTACAAAGAGAGACCTCCAACGGGCGCGACTTTACCGCTGAGGAACTGATCGGGCGACAAATCAGGGTTGAATGTCCTACGTATGTTGTTCCCACTGGACGCACCCTGGCGATTACCGCTGATGGTGAGCAGATCAACAATGCCTGCAAACTTGTCCTGACAGCAGCAGCCGACGCCATCACAGAGATAAAACTGACACTCTATCGTTTCGATTTGGTGACAAAAGATCCTGGTGTGCCAACTGAAGAGATCACGCTGCAGGACAATATCGAGGTATCACTCTCTGCTATTGTCTCGGAGGTGCAATAATGGGCGCAAAAGTCACGATCACGTGGGACGGCCTGGAGCAGGTGATCGGCGACCTCACGACTATCGAAGAGAAAGCGCCGCAAAATATCGAAGCGCAGACGAAGAAGCTGGCAGATGCGACTGAGACGGTGTGGCAACAAAACACGCCACGACGGACAGGCAAGTTACAGGATGCTGATCGTGCAGAGACTGCTGGGATGTCGTTCACGCTGAATAATACGACCAGGTACTTCGACTGGGTGAACGATGGGCATGAAACTCCGAAAGGCTGGCGCACGAAACGCGGTTATCGACTGGCAAAGCGCAGGTCGCACGTAGCGGGGCGTGAGATGACCGAGAAGGCTGTGCAGTTCG